TAGCCCGACAGCGGGCGATGGAGTTCGCGCAGGAACGGGAAGACGGCATTGAAATCCATGCTGGGCGGGTTGTTGGTGAGGAGAGGCAATGAGCGAGATTGGTTGGGACGCCGACCTGAACGACTGCGCCCACGGCACTGAGGGGCCTTGCACGTACTGCGATCAATTAGAGCGGCTATCTGTGCCGGTTGGTGAGGAACAGCAATGAGTGAAACCTGCGAGGCGTGCGGGGCCACTCGGTTCTCGTGGGAAGGCGGATACCACCAGTGCGGCGCAGCCGGGGACCTGCTCTCGCTGCGCGGGAGCCACCCGGTGTTTTGGAATCAGCGATTTGCAGAAGACGGGTGGGGAGCAACACAGTGACCGAGTCGCCGATCGTCGCAGCGATACAGCGGTACCACCCGGATTGGGAACCCCCGAAGGGCAACGGGATGTTGTGGTCCGTGTGGTCTCGGTGCCGGTGCCCGTTCCACGGAGACGAAGTCGCCTCTGCCGCTGTGAACTACTACGACAACGTATTTAACTGCCTCGCGTGCGGCGTCCGGGGCAACCCCGTTCAAATCATCAAAACCCAAGAGGGGGTGTCTCATCGAGAGGCTAAGCGAATCGCAGCGGAGCTTTCTGAAGGAAGCGACGCTGCGGTACCACCTAGCGCTCCCCGGAAGCGCGGGAGAAGAGTTTTTGAAGACACGGGGACTCGCCTTCGAAAGCTTGCTCCGGGAGAGCAGCCCCAGGTTCCAACTCGGGTTCGTAGACGCCCCCCTTCCTGGACATGAACAGTACCGAGGGTCGCTCGCTATCCCTTACGTGCGGTGGTCTCACGAGCACGGGTGGGCGGTGGTGTCTATCCGGTTCCGCTGCATCCGAGACCACGAGCACCGAGGGCACGGTAAGTACAACACCGTCCACGGCGATCGGCCTCGCTTGTACAACACCAAAGCCCTCCTCGAAGGAGGAGGGCGCATAGCGATCACCGAAGGGGAGATCGACGCGATCTCCGCCGAAGCGTGTGGGATACCGGCGGTCGGTGTGGCCGGGGCGCAAGCGTGGCAGCCGCACTTTCGGGAACCGTTTATCGGGTACCGCGAGGTGTTGATCCTCGCGGACGGGGACGAAGCGGGGTTGAAGTTCGCTTCGACGGTAGCGCGAGAACTGCCGTGTGGTAGAATTGTGTCTATGCCGCCGGGGCAGGACGTTAACAGCGTGTTCGTCCAAGGCGGGCGACAAGCGCTTGAAGAGAGGATCGGATGAACGAACACGTAGCCGAGTTTCTGAACAGCTTGGTAGAGACTCTGGACGACGAGATCAAGTGGGAGCGCGAGCATATGTCGAAGCTCAGAGCCCAAACACACGATGTCGGACAGAAATTGGACAAACTGCTCGCCGAACGTAGAGCGGTCCTAGACCACTTAGAGAGGCACGCATGACCGCTCCCGGAACCGACGACGACCCGTATGCGCTGAACCTGTGGGAAAACATCCACGACTACGTCTACACAGAGGATGACGAATGATAGACGAAGCAAGCGCAGAAGACATTAGAATAGCTAAGCAACATCTGGATAAGGCGCTCGCCAGAGCGATCAACAGGGATTCTATTCGATGGAATAATCCTCCGACGTACCAGGTCGTTTCGGACCCCGAGAGCAACCCCTGGCCCGACGAGTACTCGGAGCCTGTGGACCTAGACGAGCCGCGCCTGCCGGAATACAGCTCGCTCGCGATCGTCCCGGTAGGGACCGTCGTCCGAGACCGAACCGGCGACGACTGGAAGATCAAACCGGACGGGAGCCTGCGGCTTCGGTTTAAAGGATCGAAGAAGTGGAAGAGAGCGAACGTCGCCGGTTACCCGTTGTCGGCGTGGGATTCGTACGCCCCGTTCACCGAAGTGAAAGAAGACCGGTGAGGTTATGTGGAGCCTGCGGAGCTGACATCTCTGACGCGCACTTCAACCGAAAGTTCTGTGACAACGATTGCAGATACGAAGTGTACGGGCCGAAGGCCCGTTACTCGTCTGTCCGGTGGAGGCGTGATAACCGGGAACGGGTGCTACGAAGTGACCACAACAAGCACCTTCTGAAGAGCTATGGAATCACCATCGGGCAATATGACGTAATGGTTGCCGTGCGAGAGAATAGATGCGACATCTGCGGTCGGACACCCGAAGAGACAGGGGACCTTCGTAGACTGGCGGTCGACCACTGCCACGAGACAGGCCGAATACGCGGGCTGTTGTGCCGATTTTGTAACACAGCCATCGGACAATTAGGAGACTCAGTTCTCGTGATGGAGAAAGCGCTTGAGTACATGAGGAGACAAGGCAGTCATGTCTAAACGGATATTTATAGTGCCTGACTGCCAGATGCCTTATGATGACAGGAGGGCTCTTAAGGCTGTAATCGGAGCGATAGGTGACCTCCAGCCAGACGAGGTAATCCACATCGGGGACCTGATGGACTACCCGACCCCGGCGCGCTGGAGCAAAGGCACAGCCGAGGAGTTCGCGCAACAAGTCAAAAGAGACAACGAACAAGCGAAGAAACGATTCCTCGGCCCGCTACGCGACGTCTACGACGGCCCGGTCTACGTCCACGAAGGCAACCACGACCTACGGCCTCGGGAGTACTTGACGAAGTATGCACCAGCCTTAGCCGAGTTCGACCAGCAGTTCGGGATTTGGAACATGCTGGAGTTCGACGCATTCGATGTCAGGATGCTACCCGAGTTCTATCGGGTAGCACCGGGGTGGTACACCACCCACGGCCACCGAGGGAAAATCTCGTTGTCGCAGAACGCGGGTAGCACCGCGATCAACGGAGCGAAGCGAGTCTATGAATCGCTTATTATGGGGCACACCCACCGTCTCGGGCTGGTGTACTACACCACCGGGGTAGGCGGCAACGTCAGCCGAGTGCTAGGCGGCATGGAGGTCGGACACTTGATGGATCAGCGGGAGGCCGACTACCTCAAAGGCGGTACCGGGAACTGGCAGCAGGGGTTTGGTATGCTCACGGTAGAGGGTAAGTATGTCAAGCCCGAGCCGGTACCGATCATCCACGGCCGGTTCTCGGTCGACGGCCACGTCTGGAAGGTCTAAACGTGAGACTCATCCCGATAGCCCGATGGTCCGGGCTAGAACACGACACGCCTATAACATGGAACGGAGGTCCGATGCCGTATCTGCACCTCAACGCCCGGTCCCGCCACATCACCGACGAAGAGATATACGAAGTGTTCTTAGAAGAGGTGAACCGGTGACCGACGACGAACTAAACGTGATCTTTAGGAAAGCAGCGGAGATAGCGCTTGCGGATTGGCTGCCCGAGCAGTGGGACCGGCAGAAATACGAAGCAGACGACTTGAGTCAGGAGTTGTGGCTGTGGTACCTAGAGCGACCCGGTACCCGCAGGAAGATGGAGGCGCTCTCCGAGCCCGAAGCAGTCCAGACCGCGCACCTCCATGCGATGCAGCTCCTCAGCCAGCAGGTGTTGAGCAGCAACACCTTCCAAGGCCAGGACCTCTACAGCGGGGACTCTCTTCGGGAGGCGCTGCGAGGGGAATCCACGAACAAGTACCTCAACGAGATCCTCCCGTTCGCGCTGAAGACTTTAGAGCACCGCAACGAGCCGCAGGCCGAGGCGATCCGGCGCAGATACGAAGACGGGGTTGTGCCCGAGCGGAACACCCCCGAGGAGAAGATACTATCCCGGGCGGTCAAGTCGGTGACCGAAGAGGTAAACCTGACGCACCTCACGTCGGACGGCGAGTGCATCGGCACTCGTTCGGCGGTGTTCCCGGAAACGCGGAAACCCAAAGGCGGGCACTCCGATCCGACCGGCAACACCGTCGTTCTACTGGACGAGAACCCCGAGTACCGGTATCATTTCTACCAGGAGACGCCGATGCACCAGTTCCTCGGCGGCGCTGCGGCCCAGCCCGCGTTCGAGCTGGGGACGATCCGCGGGCTGACCGTTCGGTACAGGAGGTCTGGGTGAACATCATGGACCCGGTGTTCAACGGGATGGGGCGGTCGGAGTTCTATCGGTCCCAACTCTTCCCGGAGTTGTTCCCGCACGAACTTCCGATGCTGTTGGACAACTGGAGCCGCGACGACCTAGAGATGTACTGCGGCGGAGTTTGGATTCAAAACACTATGAAAGGGGCCGCGTGACAAACGATGACATCCGATGGGGACCGACAGGTGAACTTGTCTACGACCGAACCTACTCACGAGTCAAGCCGGACGGAACCCGAGAGACCTGGCCCGAGACCGTTGAACGAGTGGTGGATGGCAACCTACGACTCGTTGACGTACGGCATCAGCTACCTGATGAACGAGCCGCCCTCATCGAGTTGATGACCGAGTTCAAGATCCTCCCCGGAGGTCGGCACCTATGGGCGTCGGGCGTCAAAAACGCCCAACACCTCTTCAACTGCTGGGTAGCAGGGTGGACCGACAACCCATCCGACCACTTCGCGTTCACGTTCCTGCGCCTTATGGAAGGCGGAGGCGTCGGGGCGAACTACTCGAACCGGTACCTCGCCGACTACCCGCCGGTACAGCAGGAGCTTTATGTCCACATCGTATGCGACCCGGAGCACCAAGACTACGAGGCGATGAAAGAAGCCGGGGTGCTGTCGACCGAGTACGACCCGGACTGGATGGGAGCCTTCGAGGTTGAGGATTCCCGCGAGGGGTGGGCTGCGGCTCTGGTGGATCTGATCGACACCCACTACCGCGAAGACGTCGCTCATTACCAGCGGGTGTACGACGTATCTCGGGTGCGACCAGCCGGTGCCAAGCTGAAGACGTTCGGTGGACAGGCCAGCGGCCCGCTTCCGTTCGCGCAGATGCTCATTCGGGTCTGCGACATCTTCAGCGGAATATCCTGGGACGGCGACAAGATCGGGCCGTTTCTCATGGACGGTATCTCCGCGATGGAGATCGACCACGCTATCGCTTCGTGCGTCGTCGCAGGCGGTGTCCGTCGCTCGGCTCGGATGGCGATGATGCACTGGGCCGACCCGCAGATCCACGAGTTCATCAACATCAAACAGATGTCGGGTTCGCATTGGACGACGAACATCTCGGTCGAGGTGGACGACGAGTTCTGGAGCTCGGTAGAGCACGGCCCGGTCGGGTGGCCTGACGGCTTGGGAATCACAAATCGCTACGACCAAGCAGACGCGGTGCTCACCGCGATCTCTACCGGCATGGTCAACAACGGAGAGCCCGGGTTTTGGGACTCGTCGGTCTCCAACGTCGGAGAGCCCAACCGGGTCGTATGCACTAATCCCTGCGCAGAAATAACTTTGGAGCCGTGGGAGCCATGCAACCTCGGGCACGTCAACCTCGCTGCGTTCGTCAGAGACGACGGCAAGTTCGACCACTGGGCACTGGTCAAAGCCCACAAGCTGATGACGCGGTTCTTGATCCGTGCGACGTTCTCTCCGGTGGCCGATCTGAAGTCTCGGGAGGTGCTCGACCGGAATAGGCGTATCGGTGTGGGCCACTTCGGGGTTGCCTCGATGCTGGCTCTTGCCGGAGTGCGATACTCGGAGGCCCCGTCCAACACCTGGTTTAGGACCACGCTTCGCGGGTTGGCCAAGGACGTTGATATAGCGGCTGCGGAGTTCTGTCACCAGCTCCGTATCCCGGTGCCGGTGAAGAAACGGACGGTTGCCCCTACCGGGACGATCGCCAAAATGCCGGGAGTCTCAGAGGGGATTCATCCGATCTTCTCGCGGTACTTTATCCGGCGTATCCGGTTCAACAAGATCAGCGACTACCCAACCATAGTCGATCTGCGGAACCAAGGCTACGAGACTGAGGCAGACCTGTACGCACCGAATACCCGCGTGGTGTCCATCCCTACTAAAGACTCGCTCGTAGCGGCTGTCGAGACCGCTGGGGGCGATCCAGACGTGGTTGAGTCTGCTGACGAACTGTCTCTATCTGAGATGTTGTCGTTCCAGGCGATGTATCAGATGCTGTGGGCCGACAACTCGGTGTCGTTCACCGCGAACGTCAACCCAGAGTCGTACGACGCACATCTTGTCGCGGATGTGCTGAAGAGGTTCGGCGGGCTGCTTAAAGGGGCAACGATCTTCCCGGAGATGTCGATGCCTCAATCGCCGTACGAACGCATCACAAAAGAGCAGTATGAACAAGCCGTGGCCCACGAAGTAGGCGACGGCGTCGATGAAAACTGCGCCAACGGCGCATGTCCAGTTAGGTAACAACGAAAGGTCCGCATGACTATCCAAGATCCGTTCGCAGACGCTCCCGCCGAGCCGTCGTCCACCGATATCGGTGACCCGCCCCCGAATGGCGCGGCTAAGGCGATCGAGCCGTCAAGGCCGTCTGCTCCTCCGTCCGAGGGCAAGGTCGTCGTCACGCTGAAAGGTGGCAGGGACTTCGACGCTCCGTGGATCGTTATCCACGCAGCAGACGTCGCCGACGCCAACGCACAACTGACCGGGGAGCTGGCATCGCTGATGGGGCGTGTCCAGAACGCGGCTGCCACGTTCCGGGGCGCTGCAGGCCCGAGCGCTGCTCCCGCTGCTGCTACGCCGCAGCGTCAGGCACCGCAGGGTGCCACCGAGGCCCCGTCGTGGGCGGGGCAGGCTCCGGACGGGTACAAGTACGCTACCGGCGTGAAGAACGGTCGTACGTGGCACGCTTGGTTCCCGATCGAGCGTGACGGCGGCGAGAAGATCTGGCTTAATCCGCCGAAGTAGGCTAGACTAATGGAACGGGGTCGAGCAGCCGGTAATGGCTGGGATCAGACCAAGGGCTATTACGCTCCCAGCAAC